GTCATTGTTCCGCTGACTTTTCCAAGCAATCCACCGCTTGTCGCTTTCATTTGGCGGGCAATTATGGAGAAAGCCATGAGGCCACCAGTTGATCCAAACATGGATCCAAAACCTTGAGTTATTCCATTAAGAGCATCAAGCAATTGTTTTACGCCAGATAAAACATCATTAATAAATGGCAGCGAATCCATCCACATTTGTCTGAACGTCTTTGCTATCTCAAATGCTGAATCTAGTAAGCCGGCAAGTCTTTCTCCAAATTCTTCAAAGTTTGCTGAGTTTTCTATTAGCTGTTGATTGAACATCTGAAAACTGGAAACGCCATTTGTTTTTATTGATTCCCATATTGGGGAAAATACCTGCTCAAGCACTCTTGCACCATCTATAAATGGGCGGAGATGGTCAACCATGTTTCGCCAACCACGGGCCATTCTGTCAAAGAATCCACTTATGTTTTCAAGGGCGCTACCAGACTCTGGTAAATACTTCCTCATTAGATTGACAAAGAAATTTGACACTTTATCTATCGCATTGACCATGCTGTCAAAAAATCTTTCTCCGCCGAATGCGTCAATTTCACCACCCATGCGCATTAAGTCTCTCTTGATGATGCGCATAATTTTTTCCATAGCAACCTTTGCTGGTTCTAGGAATTGTTGACCAAAATCAGCAAACTCTTCTTTTAGCAGACCGAAAAAAGCCTTTATGCGCCCTATTAAGGTATTGTTAACTGCTGCGAATTGTCCGAATACACCTCCTTCCTTGGCGAGTTCACCAGAGAGAAGCGCTTCTTGGAATTTTTTCTTGCTCGTTATGCCGAGCTTGGTCATCGCCTTTTCCATTTGCGGACCAAGCGCTTTTGCTGCTGTTTGAACTTCACCAAAACTCTTCTTTGAGTTCTGGAGTGCTTCAATAACTACACCTATTTTTTCAGCAGCTTCTGCTGGATCCTGACCGGCAGCCCCAAAGTCAAAGAGTGCCTTGATCATATTTTTTGATCCAAGTATTTGCGTTGAACTCATTGACTTAGCCATTGCACCGTAAGCCTTGGAAATATTTTTCATTCCAAGCCCAGCAAGATCTGCATCAGTTGCTAGTCCACGCATTGCTACACGTGCTTGATTTGTACCAGAGCCGAACTGCGATGCTCCACGACCAGAGAATGCGAACATCGCAGCTTGCTGTTCACGCATTGCTGCCGCAGCGGTGGTTAAAGCAACAACCAATCCAGCTGCACCACCAGCCAAAATCTTCATGGCTCCTGCATAAGCCTTAGCCAAACCGTTGCCGATAACAAAAGCACCATGAATGGCAAGCATTGCTGCGCCCATGGCTGCCATCTGTATCAGAACGCCCTTTATAGCGAGGCCGAGGAACTTCGTAAGTGCAGTTCCAAACATCTTTGTGCCTTGGTCAAGAGAATCAAAAGATTTCTTAACAGTTATATTTTTCTTATTCATTCTATCTAGGTACGCATCCATGCCCCTTGCGGCAACCATGCGGTTCTCTAGACGATTGAATGACTTCACAGCGCGCTCGGCGCGCTTCATGTTCGCTACAAAGCCAAGAATGTCAGCATCAAGCTTTACTTCAACTCTTGTATCTGACATTGGCGAACTCCACGATTTTGTGAGAATCGCGTGAGTGTAAGAAGCGGACGCCTAGCCCTTGGCCTTAGCCCGGCGTTCTTGCTCTTCGCGGTCGTTACCTATTACTTTAGCACAAGCAAGCCTTATCAGCCATTCATGATCTGTGCAGTCTAATAACCTTATTGGGTCAGTACCAAACAGTTCGCCCAGTCGTGCTGCTGCTTTTATTACAGAGTCATCAACTAAATCGTCGAGGACTCCCTCGTAGGGTCCACTGTTTCTACGGTGTCTGAGTAGCCAGCAGCCTCAAGGATCGCTAGGGCAGCAGCCTCAATATGCGGATCTACGCCGAAGAATTCACGAACACAGTCTGGCAATGGGCGAGTTGTCTCGGTCATTTTCAAGACAAGTGGTGACGCAAAAGTAAGTTCATTACCGTCATCGTCAAAGACTTCTTCGCCATTCATGCAGATACCGATTGTTGTGTGACCGATAACGGAACATGCAAACTTTGTTGCATCCATGCCGTTTCTTGAGTCTTCTCCGGCATTCTTGCGCCAGTTACGCATTTGATTCTGCGTAATGTTTGGGCTTATCTTGATTGAAACTCCAGGTCTTTCTGGAACGTCAATGTAGACCGTCGGTCTTTCAACCTTCTTCTGGATGGTTGCTGTTAAGCGCTGAAGTAGCGTCTCCTCTTGCGGGAGTGACTTCGCTGCAGGTGCCTGCTTTGGCGCTTTTGCTGAGTCTTCTGATGTGTAAAGCGAGTTATTTTCTGTCATAGACAGGAAACTAGCACATAGAAATTATCGCTCAGTGAAACTAGTAAATAAAGAATTACCAGTTATTAGGCCGACTCTACGTCCTCAACGGCGAACGTGAGTGCGAATGTGGCTGGTGCGCCAGACGAGGAATCGCCGTCTGGCTCTGTGATGCCAACAAGAAGGGCATTTGAGTAAACTCTGTCCGTACCAGGCACTTTCAGGTCACAGTCATACGTCTCAACGGTGACGTTGTACTTGGCTCTACCTACTAGTGGGCGGAGTTCAGCAATCTTTGCGGCTATACCGGTGTCTGTCTCTGACGCAACACGGTCGTCGTCGTAGTGCGCTGTCAGCGTTATATCACCAATTTCAGATGGTGCACATATAACTGTAGGACGCAACTTCCCACCCTCGTAGATCTTCTCTACGGATGCCGTAATTTCGCCACCAGACACCTGAGCAAACTTGAATCCAGTCCACTTTGGGTGCTTGAGCGGTTCAACGGGAACAATGCTACCGAGAACCTGACGCTGAGATACCTTTGCCATTAGTCATTCCTCCGTTATTGAACGACGCTTGCCGTGAGGTTGGACTTTGTGATCTCAACCTCGATCTTGTCACCGACGCTGCTTGTGCGAAGACCAACCTTCGCCTTTACAGTTCCGCCAGCGAGTTGTGAAACTGGGTTTAGTGCCGCATCGCAGCGGACAGTGAATCCTGAGTCAACCTTCTTGCCATTGGCATCAAATGCTTGGAAAAGGGCGCCAATGTCGCGCAGCGGAGCAAGTATCGCTATTAGGCGAGATGCGATTGCTGCGAAGATTGTGTCACGTCCGTCAATCGTGCTGAAAACAAGATCCTCAAGGGTTCTCTGTGCCTCAACGACAACGTGGTTTACAACATCCTGTGTTGTTATGTATCTGAAGTTATCTGTATCTGCCGACAGCGAGCGAGCGCCGTAGATTCTGACAGTGTTCTGAATAACTCTAATGGCATTTACTGATGCGTCATCAAGTGTATCGCCAGTTGTCTTGTCAATTTCAAGCGCTGTACCGGATACAAATCTTGATGCTGAGAGAAGTCCAGCAGCCGCTACGTGAGGGCCAGACTGATTGTGCGCAAGCGCTCTCTTGGCTGCAACGTAACCATCGGCTGGGATTCTTCTCGTTACACCAGCAACAGATGTTGGAACATCAACCCAAGGGAAGTACAGAGCTGCGTGCTCCGCATTTTCACCACCAGAGAGTGATTCTGCCTTATCTGATGCTGCTGTTGAATCATCATCAATTGCGCAGTGCAGAATAGCGATTCTGTTGTATGAATTCGCATGGGCAATAAGCGCTTCAGAGACTGTGTAGTCAGTATTGCCAGATGTATTTTCAACATCAGGTATGGCTACTGCACCAGTTCCAAGGGCATCGTTGAACAGATCAAGAGCATCAATGTAGTCTTGATCGGCAACAGAGCCATGGTCAGAATCTCCAGATGTCATTGCGCTTAGCGTTACAACTGCTGGGCGCGTCGTTGTTGATGCATTTGCGGTCGCAATAACGTAGCGAGACGCAACAGCGCTTGTGTTAATTCTTCCAGCTGCCTGTGTAACAGATGTTACGGTGCCAGTGTTGTAGACCAATTCTGTATCAAAGTAAATCTTAACTTTGAACGCTGATGCGCCAACATGCTCAGTTGATACAGTTACGTCTCCCGACCAATCGCCAGGGCCAGTTGCATCAAGTGTTAGGACGGTTGATGCCGCTTCTCCACCTGTTCCAAGAAGAGCTTTTGTGCCAGTTGTCGCGGCAGCTCCAACGACTCTAGCGACATACGCCTGAGTGCCACCCTCTTCAAAGAATGTTTCAACTGTTGGGTGGAGGTATGAGCTTGAGAGGAAGCCACCAAACTTATACTCAAAGTCGGCAAGGCTCTGAACCAATACAGCCTCATCCGATGGACCACGCTCGGCCAGACCGACAACAAACAGTTGCGATGATTCACGCACTGTTGCCGAGGATGGACCAGTTCTTACTGCTGTTGAGATTACTACGCCTGGCATATGACCTTCCTGTAAATCTTCTTTTGGGGTTTCAGCCCGCCCAACGATTTATATTGTACAGATGTTTGAGGTTTCTCGAATGCAACTGTATAAAAAGAATATTGCAATGATTATTTAATTTACAACAATTTCAGCATTTGTGACGCTACCCGAAGTATCCAATGATGCACTGAGCGAACTTGGCACAATGTCAACTTGGATTTCCTCAACAACGCCGATTGGCTTCCTAGATACAACTTCATCAATTTCCAACGTGTATCCAAGGTATGCGCCAGCCATCATTCTGTCGCCCTTGAGAAGAGTGATGTCTGAAAATTCCTCCCGCAAAGATCCCTCGTCAATCATTATGCGAAAAGATGCTCTTTCGTCATAAGCCTTTAGACATGGATAGTCAAGAAGGGCGGCCCTTATTACTGTCGTTAGACGATCTCGCATTATCGTTACTTCTTCCGACCCTTCGCACCGAACCCATATATATGTCCTCATTTGGTAGGCGACTCTGTAAAGCGGATCTGGTCCAGAAAAACCAATTCTGCTCAACTGATTTGTTGAAATTGCTACGGTGATCACCGTTGGCCACTCATCTATGGCAATGGGCTCATAAACGATGAACTGTTCTGGTGTTGGCAAATTAATATCATCCACCTGCCAGCCGTTTCTGTAATCAATAATACGGATGGGGATATCTTGTTTCAGATAATCATTGACATACGCTTTGGCGAATTGAGCGCCATGCATCAATGGATAAGAAGTTAGAGACATTTATGTAGCCAAACCTTTTCTTCCATAAACAACATAGTCACGCATTTTGTCGTTTAATTCTCTGCTGAACCCAGCCGGTTCAAAAACAATTTTTCTTGCTGGCATTTTTGTGGTGCCATATTGATGAAACTTTGCGTACTCAACGTCAGTACCAAATGTTGCATCTAATTTATTTATTTTGTTTACGCCACCA